CTAGATAACTTAATAGCTAATGATACTAAAGTGCAACAAACACCTGCTACCACTAAACCTGAAGTTAATTTAGATGGTATGACGGAAGCACCACCTCCACCAGGAGGGTATAAAGACCCTAACGCTCCACAACCTAAGAAAGAAAAAACGTTCTTTGAAAGTGCTAGGGATTTCGTAGCTAATACCAGTGATGTGTTTGCTCACCCAGTTAAGAAATTTTCTAATGACCCAGTTAAATTTATTAGCGATGGTGTGGCTGGAGTAGCTGATGTAGCTATGGATTTACCTGCTACTGCTAGATATGTAGCAGATATTTATCAAGCTAATATAGGTATGCCAACAGCTGCCATTGTTAATAACTTATTATCTAAAACTGGATTAGTAGATGACCACTCAAAAGAGATTAAAGAGGATATTAAAACTATACAAGCTAATATAAAGAAATATGATGAACGACACGATACACTAGGCAAATATGGAAATGCTGACGCGGTAGAAAATATACTCCTTACATCTATACCGTTAATGAGAAGCTACAAGTCAGCCATAGCTTTAGAGGCTACATTAGGAGCAATGATGGGCGTAAAAGAAAATGCGTTGGACCCTAATCATAAAGGACCTATTACAGATAGTATGTATGTAGATGCGGCAGTGGGTGGTGCTGTAGGAGCTATGGGCACATTTGCTATCAATAGATTAGCAGCTAAATTAGGAGAAAATGCTATACCTGAAGGTATGGATAAAGATGTATTTAACTGGATGTTATCTAAGAAATTATCTCCTGAACAAGCCGCTGATATATTAAAAGATGTCCCTAAAAATGAGCAAGCTTATAGAGCCGCGATGGCACTAGGAGATACTGGTAAGGGTGTTATGAAACAAGCGGTTTATTCGGATAATTTATCAAACAAATTAAATATACTAGCTAGGGAGAGAGCTAACGATATAGCTAAGGTTGGTAATACTTTAAACGCAGACGAGCATTTAGCAGTAGCAGGTAAAAATTTCGATGAAATATCAAAGCTAATAAACACTTATGATTTACCTATAAATATGAAAGAAACATTTAGAGGAATAAGATTTATTAACGATATTGAGGGTAATTCAGCAAGCCCTGCAATGAAAGAATTAGCTTCAATACGTAGGCAATGGACAACGAATGGCGATGATGTCCAACTTGCTGATGTTTTAGAAGTGCGTAAAAAAGTAAATGCCTTAATGCGAGATGCGGACGGAGCGGATAAGATAAAATTAAACGAAGTAAAAGACGCTATAGATAATACCATAAAGACATCAGAAGTCCCAGAAGCGGTTAAAAACGCATTTAATAAAGCTAATCTTGATTACGCAACAGCTGTTAAGAATAAAGAATTAGCGGAGATTGTAAATAAAAACATAGATAGCCACGGTCTTATGGATTATAAAAAGTATATGAAAGACCTAGAGGAGTCAGGCATTAAAACAGAGCAAGCTAGAGCTACCGCTAAATTAGCCGAAGAATACGCCAATAAATATAAAAATGATAAGATGTTTATAGGTTCTAAAGGTTCAGACAGGTGGAGAAGTGTTATGGGACTTCTTGGACTAGCTAGCACATATGCCCAGCAAGCAGTTATTAGATGGGGTGAATACGGATTAAATAATAAAGTGCAAGCTAAGGTTACTAAATACCTTAAAAACTCTAAAACAATGTATGAAGCTTTATCTAAAATAACCACAGATTATAAAATCCCTGAGGAGATTAGAGGTAAGTTCGAGGCTGAAATGCTTAAAATAGATAAGTCAGAACTTAGCCCAATAGAGAAAGGAATAGCTCGCCAAGACTTAGCTAAGGCTAAAGCCAAGGGTGAAAACTTAAGTAGAGAACTAGAGGGTATAAAGCTACGAGTAAATAAAGCTAATACCCAAGTTTTAGCTAACGAACTAGCTTTAGAAAAAGCACAAGAAGAAGGTGTAACAGGTAAGAAGCTAGAAATACTAAAGCAAAATTTAGAAAATAGTAAGGACGCTCACGCTATACTATACAAAGACCGTTTAAGGATTGAGGATAGAATAGGTAAAAATGCAGATACGCAGGCTAATTATAGAAAACTATCTGAGTAGCAGGAGTTAAATCTCCTGCTTTATGTAGGTAGAATTATTAAAGTCCTCTTTCTTACTTACTTTATTATATACTTGCTCACTTATAGCTTTTTTAACTAGAATATGATTAACTAAATTAGTATTAGAGCCGTTTATATTAACTATTCTATCCCGTCTTTGTATAAACTTAGCTCCGCTATAATCAGAGCTTAAGATTATAAAATGCTTTAAATCGGATAAATCTACACCCTCAGCGTGCGCGTTTGAGCTATATATGCGTGCATTTTTAAAATGTTTCTTTAATAGATTACGCTCACCTATAAAGTGGCACATAATACCCACATCTTTAGTATCGCCAAAAGTTTTCTTTATATAGTCGATTTTTTCAGTATTGCCCAGCTCTATATAGTCATCACCTATTTTTAAAATACCACTCTCTACCATATGCAAGCTCGTGCGTAATTTCATCGTGCTATCGCATACAATATCTAATCCGCTATTAGCTCCGTTATAATAGCTAAAATCGCTTATTACTTTAACGTTTTGCAGTCGATTATAAAAATCTCGTGTATAATTATCTAGCTCAACATAATGCAATTTATCAACGCTTTGAACATCGCTTGAAATACCTGCGTCCTCTTGGGTCATATATACAGTAAAGGCATTTATCTCTTTCATTAAACGCTTGGTATCACACCTATCATATTGAGCTATTTCTCTACCATTAACTTTAATATAATATGGTATTCCATAAAATCTAAAGAAATCGTAAAAGTTTGAGAACTTAAACGGGTTAAATTTAGATATAGCCATTTGATGATAGATAGTGTTAAGGCTCTCAACTATAGCTGTCCCGCTTAGATGTATATGTGGTAAATCCCAGCACACTTTTCTTATAACTTTAGTTCGCTGTGATGGCTTACCTAAAGTTCCTAAGTTATGGCTTTCATCTATTATAGCTAGTTGGTAATCGCTAGGATTTACCTTCAGATAAAATCTACCAGCTTGCATTTTACCTAATTGCTCATAATTTATGACGTGGTATTTCTTAGTTAGTCCCAGCTCTTTATCTGCTAAGAACTTATCCCACCCAGAAATAGCCGCCTTTTTAGTTATAACTAAAACATTATTAACTTTTTGGCTTTTCTCAGCTATAAGTAGTGATGTTAAAGTTTTACCACTACGTGGCTTACCAGCTAGATATACATATCCAACTTGTTTAAGTATATCCCAGCACTCTTCGGCTTTATCAATTTGGTGTTTATAAGGTTTCATAATTTCTCCAATAATTCAATGCAAAAATTATAGCTATCTGTAGCTATATCCTCATCTCCATCGAAATGCTTATTTATTAAATCCATACAATCTTTTTCTATTTTATCCCAAAAGTTTGTAAGTGTTTTAGATAAAGGTCTCCCTCTTCTTTCATTACGTGCAAAGTTTAGATATAGCATATTAAGCCCTAGAACCGATAATTCTACTTCATAATTGCTAGTGGAGAAAGCTATTGTATAGCTAACCTTTTCCAACTTTTTCATAATCTTAGATTTAACGCACGTATATATCGGCAATAAAGCCCTTATTTCAGTTTCTATCTTAGCTAGGGTTGCTGTGTCCTGCTCTGATAGAAAAGTGCCGCCTTCTTTATCCATCTCAAGAAGTCCAAGGACGTAAGCTATAATTATTACGTCCTTGATTTCTCCACCACTAATAGTTCCGTTACTCATAGGTCAAACAAACTTTCTATTATGGCGAAAATAACATCTATAACTACTAATGCTATACATACCATAAAAACTATACCTAATATGTGTAACATTATAGCCAACCTATTAGAATTGAAATTATTAATTGTGTCATTTTAATCCTCCTGTAACATTAAATTAATATTATCTATTGTAGCCTTAACGGCATCTAAATCCCAGCTAACTATAGCTATACCACCAGCTTCCTTAATTTTCTTTATGTTATATTCTTGTAATTCTGAAACGTTAGTTTTAGTTTCAGGTCTTTTTACTTCAACAGCTAAGAAAATACCACGATAGCAAGCTAGTATATCAGGAGTGCCAGATTTATTACTAGCTACTACCTTGACAACATAAGCACCTACACTTTCAAGATATTTAATTATCTTGCGTTGTATATCCTGCTCTTTCATTAGTCTATATCCTTGATAGTTTTATCGTCCCTAATACATACAAATGTAGGCTGGATATATGTAGCTAAAAGCTGTTCGTATTCTACCTCGATAACTTTACCGATAAAATAATCCGGGTTTTGCATACGCTCATAATCGCTTAAACCGCTACCCACTTGGACAACTCTACCACTTCTGTCTTTTAAAACTAGGCTACCTATCATACCTGAATACTTACCAGTGCCTTCTGTAACATCTATACAATGCAGGTCGGCCGTAGGTCTAAACTTAATTTTAATAGCTGTATTTAACCGCTTCCCAGGCTCATAAGTATGGTTCATCTGCTTGCAATAGATACCCTCAAACCCGTTCTTAACTACTGAATGGGCTAACTCTTTAGCTTGCTCGATAGTTAAGTCCCAACCGATAACACTAGCAGTGGTCATACCTCTAGGCAATTCTAGCTCCTCGTCCATAAGCCTTATTCTATCGCTGTAAGCCCAATCCATAACAGAGCCATTGAAGTGTAGGATATCAAATACCATAAACTTATAAGTTCCAACGCAAGGTATATTTTTCTCAAAATTACTCCTTAGATTACCAGTGCTACATCTAACACGGCTACCTAGTTTGCCATCAGTATCGGCTATATATTCGCACTCTATAATAAAATCATCGGGATTATTTTTGCAAAGATAATCCGCTATTTCTGGTATATAGAACTGCTTACCGCCAGAAGTCCAGAATTGAACTTCTCCATTAAACTTATGTATCTGAACATAGTTACCATCGTATTTAGTTGTAGCTATCCATTTATTTGGTGCTAATTTACTTGGTGCTACATTAGCTATATCTTTTCCCTTACATTGCTCAATCATTGGCATCGTCAAATCCTCCTCTATTTATTTCTCTAGCTAGGGTTATCTGCCTCATAAGCTCCAATACTTCTGAAGGTTTAACTAGGCTATAATCATTAAACACGCAAAACAAAACACGCATAGCGTCCTCAAATTTTTCGTCTTCAATAGGTAAATCTCCAACGCGTATATAACCCCATTGTCTATCTCCTACACCTTGATAAAACTTCTTTATATTAACATAGTTATCATTTTTAAATAACCCTCTACCAGTAATTAGTTCATATTGGTAATTATTTCTCATTATTGTTCTCCTGTCCTAAGCAAAGTTTTATTTTCTCGTGTCCAAAATGCGTAGCTATAATTTCGCTTAACGTAACTAAAGTTATATTACATATTTCAGCACATAACGCTAACGATTTTAAAGCGTTATAAAATGCTTGATTATTCATTTCGTTATAATCTAGCTTTATAATAATAGCTCCGATTTCAATACTATCGACCGAAGCACGGATTACAGCGGTTGTCTTTTCGCTAAACATTGAGTTTATTAATTCAACGCCATATTTAACCTTACTCATTGCTCAACCTTGTTATAAGAAACTTCATCAAACCACTCTTTTAACCTAGATACTAAACTATCCGCGGGCACCTCATAATCGTTTAATATAGATGCTAATACTTGAGTTAGAAATCCCATAGATTTACCAGTATCTGTATCCTCATAAGCCTTAGCTAGTATTTTACCTACATATTTTTCATTTTCATCGTATTCATCTATTATAACCAAATTATGAGATTTAATAGTATCTGAACCAGGTCTAAATAGTGTAAAAACAGCATAACTCATTTAAGCCTCCTCAAAATAAACTTTATCAAACCAATCAGATAAATAGCTCATCAATTCTAGTCTTTGTATTTTGTGCTTGTCTATAATATTTAATAAAATATTGAGGACACAAAACGCTAACTTACTATTTTGGGCTTCATTGTTAAGTATAGCTACAACATTACCTTTGTGATTAAAGCCCTCAAGCTCTTTAAATATAACTTTAGTATTATCGAACGCCTCACTAATCCCGTGTTCGTATTGAACATCTGCAATATAGGTAACCATCACAACTCCTTTGGCATTACTGCTATATAATCTATTTCGGTGCCAACTTTATTGTCCATCATTTCTACTGGCAAATTATCACTACTAGCTTGTTGGCATAAATCTACTATACTAGCAGCCTTTGCTGGCAATATTCTATTACCAAACATTAGCTTCCATTGAAATTTCTTTACACCAAAATGTTCATAGTAAATAGTCCCAGAAGTTTTAGACCCATCTAAAATAAAGTAATACTTCACTTCAGGTGTTTTATTAGTAAATTTCATAGTTTATCCTTTTTATGCACTCTACTTAAAAACCAGCCATCATCACGTTTATGCACTCTATACCCTTTAGCTTCCCAAGCCGCTGTAATTTCTGCTTCTGTAGGGTTCTTAGATAAAGTAGGTAGAAAAGCTGTGCAGTTATCAACCTTTAAATCTACAGGGTCGAATATTCTATCTAGCTCCATACGCTCAATCTCCGTAAGCTCAGCTTTCATTTTAGGCACTTCATTGCGTTGTAAAAACTTTTGGTATAGCTTCTCGTAATTAGCGTCAGTTGATTTAATAAAAGTCCCAGCTTCATTTAGAAACCCTTTGCGGTCTTTAATATCATTGTAAGCTATCTCAGCACACTCAGTAATATCAGAGCCAACTAACTTAGCTATATTGACTAAGACCACGAAGCAATCTCCAATATCATCTCGGCAATCTTTACCCTTAGCTATATTGTCTGCTAGTTCGCCCATCTCACTCATAAGTTTAAGGCATTGAGTGCTAGCTTTAGAATTAGCTAAGATACCTCTATCTGCTGACCATTGTTCTATTTTAGTTTGTAGTTCATTTAAATTAGGCATTTTCTTCTCCATCTAATTTTAGTTCTGCTTTAAGGCTCGCTTCACTGTATGGGTGAATAGTTACGCCATAAAGTTTGTAGATAAGTTTAGCTTGTTTAAGGCTAATATTGTATCTACTTGATTTATAAGTAGAAATCATAGAGGCTGACACCCTCAAATGTTTAGAGATTTCTACACCTGTCATACCCTGATTTTCAAGGTCTTCGATGTAACTTTGGATAGTTATAACTTTATCCATTTCTGCTCCTTTGAATTGTTTTTAATTAAATTTTTCTCTTTAATTACGTTTATTATAACGTAAATTTACTTAACTTTAACTTAATTTAATATTAAAGTTTTCTTAATAGCATTGCGTGCTAAGCGATTTTAATCTTTACTCGATGAATTACATTAACTAAAAATTTAAATCGCTCTACGCTCACGCATTGCACGATTTTTAACGCTTATAGACTGCAAGCTTACGCTCAAACAAATCAATATCATTAACCGCACGGCTAAAGATACTCCGCATTGTTACAGAATTATTGCCAAGCTCAATTTCATTGCCTGCATATTGTTTAACCTGCATTGTATCTGCTAGTTTAACTATTAAACTCTCCACGCTGGTGCGTTGCTCGTATTCTCTGTAAAGCTCATAAATAAAACTAGGGAAGTTCTGAAACATAACCTCCTTTTCAGCATTAGATACAGCTTCAACTAAATCTGGGCACATAGTTTTAGTGCTTAGGGTTATATCACCTATAAAGCTCTCTGCAAAGTCGTGGATTATAGCCATTTGCACTGCTTTATTTAAATCGAACTTATAATCATTATACAACTCCATAACATAGGTAGCTACAAAGAAACTATGTTCAGCCACCGTTTCGTTAGTTATTCTTGGCGTTATTGAGTAACGCTGAATAAATTTTAAATTATATACCTTTTGTGGTATAGTAAAACCTTCGTTCATTCTATATCCTTATCTGCAATGTAACCAACATTATCCATATCTATTAAAATATCCCATAGCTCTTTTAAACTTCGAGCCACTCTACCACTCTTAGCCAACATTAGATTGACTTTCTCTATCCCAGGAGCGTAATAAATAACTTGTAGCTCTCTAGCATAAGCATATCCACACTCCCACAAAGTGCCCATATCTTTACCTATAGTTGAGGCTATAATAATATCCGCATTATCTAATGCTTGGATATTTTTCTGGAATATATCCTCTAACTTTTGACCCTTTGCATTGTTATGCTCTCTAGGGCTAAAATAATGTTCAAAATGTTTTTTAATGAAACCCTCTAGTTCATCTAAGGCTTTCTCCTGTTCAGGAGAAAACCAACCACCAGCTATATATACCTCATAATCAAATATTGTCGCCATTTCTTAGCCCTTTCAATATTTTCTTAATATCACTTTTACGCCTTTCATAATAATGCCCACCAGGGAAATCCGCTCTACGTTTTTGATAAATGCAGTCCTCTGGCTTTAAGCCTGGGACTTCGTTTTCTTGCTTAGGTAAGTAAGCTAAAGAGTTATGCCCGCTTAGTGCAGTTTTGCAAAAGAACTCATCTCGCCCACCTATATCCATATTTATACACTCCTGTAAAGCTGGGTATTGTCTAACTAATTTTAGCCACATAAGTATAGCTATAATATTATCGCTTTCAGGCTGTATAGCTTCATCTTTACGTGTCTTTATAAATGCGATTATATCTTTTAAGCTACCGCTAACGTAATAGAAATTACTTAGGCTTCTTGGTAAAATTGTGCGGGCGTCAAAAATAGATACCTCTTTACTATCTACCATATCAGCGTATAGTTTCTTGGCAGCATCAACTATCTCCATATACCTATTCATAAACTTATCATTTACTAAAATGCTTGGCTTTACCATACAATCATCTTTACGCATATCCCTATCAGCTGTGCATTGGGCACTAAAGCTAAGAGTTCTATGCCTTATAAGGTGTGTAACATCAATTAAATCCAAGCCATCTACCAGAAATGTAACCCTTATAGTTTCTAAAGCTGTTGGTAACATCTCACCTTTGAATATAGATTTAACTATCTCCTCGCGATTATCTATATCCCTATTATCATCTGCTTTATCCCTCCAAGTAGCTGTTGTAAATTCTGGTAAATAATTACAAAGCTCCTCCCAAGTTGGAGCTGATACTAAATCCACCGTTATGTTGGTTATTTGATTTAAGTAGGCTGTTTTAACAGACCTACCAAATTTAGTTTTTACTCTGCTCATTTTCTTTCTCCTTTTTATATTCATCGTAAGCTTCTTTAGCTAGTTGGGTTATATCGCTATCCTCTCCAGTTAAAGCAGATACAAAGTCCATAAACTCTTTAATATACTCGTCATCGGCATTAGCTTCTTGTTCTTGCTCCTGCTTTTCAGCCTTTCTAAGGGCTTTCTCGACTAACGTAGCATACCCTGCAATATCGTGCCAAGTATCTATATGATATGGAGTTACAGCCAAGCGGGATAGTTTATTAACTATATCATACACATATACCATATGAATAGCAGGCATACCACCGTGATTAACTTTTGCATACCTATCCACAATTAGTTCCATAACATTAGCTCTAAACTCTGAGCCACCTTTATAGTCGCCATACACTTTACCACGCTCCTTAAGCGTTTCATTTACATTACTCATCATTTTCTCCTTTATTGTTAATTTCTGGACGCCACAGCTCTAAGCTATAACTATCTGTTTCAGGGTCGTAGCTAATCTGGTGCATACTGACCAACCTCATATTTTTAATCGCATCAAATACATCACGCCCTCTAGCTTCGTATTCATTTACTACACGCTCCCAGCACTCAGCCGCAGAACTAGCACCAGCTAAGATTTTATCGGCTGTCTTAGGGCCCACTTTAGCTAAGCCGATAACATTGTCACCTGTGTCCCCAGTTAAGCATTGTTTATAGTGGTGCTTCATAGCCTGCTCAGGTTCTACATCGAAAAAAGTCATCTTTATTTCGTCAAGGTTATTACCAGCCTTAGTTGTAGTTGCAGCCCTGCTATAATAGTTGAAATGCCTGCCTGGTAAAGTATAAAGCACGTCTTTATCTACCGCACAAAGTATATACTTATCAGGCTGGGCTTTTTTCTTAGCTATAACCGCGTCATCAGCCTCGAAGTCGTAATGGATAAAAGCTTTTTCTGGGAACGTTTCAGCCATTTTAACTTTTAGCTCACTTAACCCATCAGGGCTTTTCATCTCCAAGCGGTTTGCTTTATACATAGGGTCAATTTTAGTATATCTAAAACTCCCTCTACCTATAGTAAAATGTAGCTCCCAATCTTTGCAACCAGTAGCGTCAAGAATACCTTGTAATTTTTCTAGTGTGGATTGATACGCATTATCCATATTACATATAGCTATTGTCCCAGCTTCTGGGTCGTATGTTTTCATTGAACTAATGTTAGCCCACTCCTCGTCTGAATACATAGCCCTCGGTAACAATTCTATAACCTCTTGGTGTTTAGTTACACTACCAAATACAACGGTGTCCGCGTCAATTAACGCTATCTTACCATTTTTAGGTGCAGCTACATCGCCATTTTGAGCTAGTTCAATATCAACCAACTCGCCATCATCAAATTCCATTGATTTCTCCTTTCTTAATAAATGAGTTTATATCTCTCTTTTTATTTATACGAATATTATAACTAAACTTAACTTAATTTTCAATTAAACTAAACTTAATATTTTCTTAATAATTAAACGAGCCTTAAAGACCCGTCTAATTATTAATCACCTACAGGCATTGGAATATCTTTATATTTAAAGATTGAAGTTTTGCAAATCTCCTCCCAACCCTTAACCATAGCTTTACTTACACGCTCGTGCCATAAATCATAGTCAGCTTTAGGCACTCTTAGATAAATAGCATCGTGGACCACGTTGAAAATCAGCTTCAACGCTTCTGGGTATTCTTTGCAAAGATAATGCACTGCTAGTTTAGTAGTTTCACTGCCTGAACCCTGGATTGGCCCGTTAATAGCATCGGTGCCTATCTTTGGGTGGACCCTACGACCTAATGCCGTTGTGTAAATATAGTTGGCTTTGCCTACATTTTTCCACACTTCATCGTGATATTTTTTAATCGCTTTATACTTACCGAAATATAGATTACGTAGCTTTGTAGCTTCATCAAGCGATATTTTAATAGCATAGCGAGTTAAACTATAATTTTGATAAGTCTTTGCACTCATACCGTAAATATAACCGAAATTAAGAGCTTTAGCTAGTGTTCTATCCTTTTTAGTTACATATTCGCCTTTTGTTTTATCACCAGTAAATAGTGCATCATAATCATCACCTAATGGACCATCTTGGTGGACTTTCTTACCTGTAGCTAGTGCCGCCATATTTGTGTGCAAGTCCTCGCCATTAAGTAATTCTTGATACATAACTGGCTCTGCAAACACGCTGGCGGCAATTCTTAGCTCAAGGGTAGAATAGTCAAGACCTACAACCTTAGTGTCCTCTGTTTCAGGTTTGAATAAAGGCTGTAAGCGTCTTGGTATCTGCTGTGAGTTAAA